CTGCAGCTCCATCGGCAGAGCGGGTGGTTGGTGCACACAGCACGACTGGGCGGCGAAAGATTACGGTTCAGGCGTCAACCGTCTCACGGCGCTCGTGGACGCGGAAGGTCGCCCGCACGCGCAGGCGAAGATCACGCAAATTGGCGGCACAGACGACGCCATGGAAGATGTTGATGGCTTGATGCAAGTGCTCACTGCTGCAGAAAGGAAAAAGTTCAATAACTTTTTAGGCTCAGACGAATTTTACGGCGAATTTGAAGAAGCCGTTGATTGGTTGCGCGAGAACATGCCCAAAGCCTACGCCAAAGTCATTGAGTCCCGGAAAAGCACGCCGCCCGACATCACAGAACTCAAGCCACCCGGCAATGCATTCAACAGCGAACGCTCGAAAGAATACATCAAGCGTGATCCCGAATACAAACAGAAGGTCACCAACTCCGTATTGAACTTCCTCAACAGCGGAGACTGGGGCAACGTGAAAGACCTGCATCACTACGACATCGTCGACATGAAGAGCAGCAGCTCCGTGATGGACGCGTTGCAATCGCTTTATGGCGACGAATCCGGGCGCAATGTATTGAAGACTTATGCTCCCGCGCTCAATGCTGCCATGGACGCGACGCCTGACGCACCGCGCTTCATGACGTTGCCGCAGCTGCGCCAGTTCATCGGTGACGTCGAGCCAACACAAGGATTCGCCGCTGGCGGCTTGGTGGCTTACGACCCTGACGAGATCTCGCGTATCGCTGAGGAAGCTGTGCAGGGATTCGCTCCTCACGGCATCCGTCACAGCGGAGAAGGGTTGAAGGGCAAAGGGTACTTCGGCAAGTTGCCGAACAAGGCCGGAGGTCATTCGACAGAAATCTCGACCGAAGACGAGAGCGGCGAATACCCGCTCATCGTGCCGACCCTGACAGCGCAGGAGCTGGACGCATTGTTGGCGGAAGAAGTTTACAGCAAGGCGCGCTCATGGGCCGACACACGCAGACAGCGCGGCCAAAGTCCATTCGCCGCCCCGACAGAGCTGCGCATGCCGCGCCCCGGTTATGCAGGCGGCGGCTTGGTCAAGATGCTCAGCAAGTATCTAGGCAAAGAGACCGCGAAAGAAGTCGTCAAGGAAGCGCCCAAAGAGCAGAAGATGCTCATGGGTGTTTATCGCGGCTATGCAGGCGAGCGCGGCGCGCCAGAGGAAGTGTTCGCCACACCTCAAAGGTCAATCGCAGATTACTACGCACAGCGGCGCGCGGCTGAGCTCGGCGCTGAACCCCACGCAGAGATGCTGTTGGTGGATCCGTTCGCCGGTCAACAGTACGGGCTCAGCATCCCGCTCGACAAATACAACCGAGAATACAACTTCACTCGCGCTCGTAAGCTCAAGCCGGAGGACGTCAAAGACCGCACCCCGCTTTACGCCGCAGGTGGCTTGGTCAACTATGACCCCAATGAAATCGACACAATTGTGTCGCAACTGAAAGAGGAATTCCATGGCTGAGATGAATCAGTCGTTTGAGGACGACGAAGAAAAAGGCGAGATGGTCGAGCTGGACGAAGACGAGCTCGACGTTGAGGAAACGGAAGACGGCGGCGCGATCATTCGCTTGGAAAACCAAGAGGATGCGCGCAAGCACCTTGAACACTTCGCCAACATCGTCGAGGAAGTCGACGCCGCCGAGCTGAAAACAGCGGTGCAAGACTTGCTGGAAAAGATCGACAAGGATAAAGAAGCGCGGGAAAAGCGCGACAAGCAGTATGAGGAAGGGTTGCGCCGCACAGGGCTGGGCGACGACGCGCCCGGCGGCGCTCAGTTCACTGGCGCCAACAAGGTGGTGCACCCGATGCTGGTGGAAGCTTGCGTAGACTTCTCGGCGCGCTTCATGAAGGAAGTGTTCCCGCCTTCCGGCCCGGTGAAGAGCAAGATCCTGGGCGAGCACGACAAAGAGAAGGTCGACAAGGCGCGGCGCAAGGCCGAGTTCATGAACTGGCAAACAACGGAACAAATGCCAGAGTTCCGCAGCGAGCTGGAGCAACTCTCGACGCAGTTGCCGTTGGGCGGCGGTCAGTACCTGAAGCTCATGTGGAACGCGCAGTGGAAGCGCCCGATGAGCGAGTTCATTGCCATCGACGACATTTACCTGCCGTTCGCGGCCACGAACTTTTATAGCGCCGAGCGCAAGACGCACGTCCAATACATCACCAAGATGGAATACCAGCGGCGCGTGAAGGCTGGAATGTATTCCGACGTCGACGTTGGGCAACCGGAAGATCCGGAGTTCAGCAAGAGCTCGCAAGCCAACGATAAGATCGAAGGGCGCAAGGACACCGCCTACAACGAAGACGGCTTGCGCACCATCTTCGAAGTCTACACTCATTTGGACTTCGGTGACGGCGTCGAACCCTACATCATCTCCATCGACAAGAGTTCCGGCAAGGCGCTGGCGCTTTATCGCAACTGGGAGCCAGAAGACGAGCAGCGCCGCGAGTTGGATTGGATTGTTGAGTTCCCATTCGTGCCTTGGCGCGGTGCATACCCCATCGGGCTCACGCACATGATCGGCGGCTTGTCGGGCGCGGCTACCGGCGCATTGCGCGCGCTGCTCGACAGCGCTCACATCCAAAACATTCCGACGTTGCTGAAGTTGAAGGGCGGCCCCAACGGACAAACGCTCAATCTCCAGCCGACCGAAGTGGCAGAAATCGAAGGCGGCGCGCTGATCGACGACATCCGCAAGTTGGCGATGCCTATGCCGTTCAATCCTCCGTCAGCCGTATTGTTCCAGCTGCTCGGATTCCTGGTCGACGCGGGCAAGGGCGTAGTGCAAACGTCGTTCGAGAAGCTCTCAGACGCCAACCCCAACCAGCCTGTGGGCACGACGCTGGCGTTGATTGAGCAGGGCATGGTGGTGTTCAGCTCGATTCACTCGCGCTTGCACAACTCCATGGCGCGCGTGTTCAAGATTTTGCACCGCATCAACTCTGCTTACCTCACTGACGAAGTTGTCGAGGGTTACGACGCAGGGTTAGACGTCCACCCGCAAGATTTCGACGGCCCGTTGGACGTCATTCCTGTTTCTGACCCGGCAATTTTCTCGGAAACACAGCGCTTTGCACAGGTGCAGGCGTTGATGCAGCGCGCGGCCATGCTGCCGGGTATGTATGACCAGCGGAAAGTTGAGGAAATGTTCTTGCGGGCGATGAAAATCCCCGACAACGACGTGTTGAAGCCGGATCCGGGCAAAGATGACGTCGATCCTGTCTCAGAAAACGTCGCGGCAGCCATGGGCAGGCCCATTTATGTGCTGCCGAAACAGGATCACATGGCGCATATACAAACGCACGTCGCATTTTTGAAGTCACCGTTGTTCGGTATGAACCCGGCGATCACAAAAACTTATCTATATCCGATTGCATTGCACTTGCGCGACCATTTGTTGAACTATTACTTGGTGGAAGCGCACGAAGCAGTCGAAAAAGCGACCGACGAACAGCTGATTTCGGACGAAGCCGCTCAGCAAGCAGCGGTCATCTTGCAAGTGCAACAATTCATCGAGCAACAACTGGGTGGATTCGCACAAGAACTGGCGCAGCTGTCGCAAGCTGCAGAGCAATTCAAGCCGCAGCCACCCATGCCGCCAGATTCTTCGTTGCAAGTGGCTCAAATCGGCGCTCAGGTGCAACAAGCCGCGCTGCAACAGCGCGCTCAGAGCGACCAACAACGCCTCGCGCAGCAAGCGCAAATCGAACAACAGAAGTTGGCCGACCGCGCACAGGAGCGTGCAGAGCGCTTGCGGCAGGAAGAAGTACGTCAACTGGCAGAAAACGAACGCACAGCGGCAGAAATTGGTGCACGCGAACGTATGAACACCGCCGACAACGACACTGCTATGCGCTTGGCTGCTGCGGAAATAGCGAGCGGCGAAAAAATCGCGGTGAGCACAGGCACCGGCATCAATCCTGGCACTCGTTAACTTTTTTAGGAGAACGCAATGAGCGACAAACCAACACCCGGCACCGTTCCCATGACAGGCGGCGCAGTCAAACAACACCACCGCATGGCAGCAGGTGAAAAACTGAACGGCCAAACGCTGCCAGCAGCGCCAGCCACCGGTCCAAAGACCCCTGCGTGAATGTAATCGATCAACTATTCAACCGTCTCAAGGCCGACCAGCAGTCATTCGCGCTGGACGCCTTGAAGCGGCCCCAAACACGAGACACCTTTGAGTACGGGTATCGTGTCGGCATCGTACAAGGGTACGAAGCCGCCATCAATGTGCTCTTGCAACTTCTGAAAGAGGAGAAAGACAGTGACCCAGACCTATGAGGACGCATTGGCAGAGGCTTTTCCGGCGGTAGACGCTGGCATTCAGCCTTTTGGCAGCCGTGTCCTGGTGCAAATCCGTACGCCAAAGAAAAAGTCGGCAGGCGGCATCATCA